CGTGGCTGAGTGGATAAGGGACAACCTTGATTTTGATCAGCTTATCTTAGAGTTTTATACTCCTGGTATTCCTGACAGTGGTTGGGTTCATGTTTCTTATAAGCATGATGAGAACCGTAAGTCAGTTTTGACAGCATCCCGTGTTGATGGAAAAACACATTATGCAGTGGGAATTAATGAATAACTTTTTTGTTATAGTATTTTCCATTCTGATTCATTTACCAGATGGAACTGAAGAACCTGCATTGATTCAGTATGGTGGAGCTCCACAGTTTCATGACACTATAGAACAATGTGATGCATATCTAAAGTATCTTGGTCCTGATGAGTTAATAAATACATTTCTGTCCAACACATTTAGAGGTGTGGATCGTTTAGAAATTACTGATGACCCACACTGTACTATGTTCAATATCCAGACACAAAAATATAAAGATTATCCACAATTTGATTTGGAACCTGGCGATTTACCGCAGTATCAAGGAACCAAGTTTAATAACTATATCATTAACATAGGAGCACCGCATGGAACATCAACTAGATCTTTTTGCCAGTACAACTCAGTTATCATTAGACCCAGACAATCGAGAATGGGAGTATGATAATGATGGCTCCAAAATATATAAAGTAGATGCTGGCTATGGAATGAAAACTTCCTACACCCCTCCCTCTGTTGCCCAATAACCAAAGATCGACTATACTTATTAAATGAGTGATATTTTTTATACGAACGTCACACGACTGTTCAATGATATAGCTGTTCGTGGAATTAAGAATGGCAAACCCTTCTCCCGTAAGGTTAAGTATGAACCAACACTATATGTGAAGTCTGAGAAGCCATCAGGTCTTGTCACACTCGATGGTGACCATGTAGCTCCTGTACAGCCTGGTACTATGAAGGACTGTAGATTGTTTATCGACAAGTACGATGGCATCGAGAACTTCAAAGTGTATGGACAGACTAACTATGTCAAGCAGTTTACTAATGCTGCGTTCCCAGGTATCATAGAGTTCGACCGTTCAAAGATTAATGTAACATCTATCGATATCGAGGTGCAGTCTGATGAGGGGTTCCCTGACCCTGCTTACGCTGCATATCCTATTACAGCTATAACGATCCATAATAATATTGACGACATATACTATGTGTGGGGCTGTGGCGAATGGGAATCCGATAAGCGTGACCCTTCACTTGAGGGCGTACATATTCGATACACACAATGCGCTGACGAGGCTGACCTGCTACATCGATTCGTCGACCAATGGAAGAAAGCCTATCCTGATATCATTACTGGCTGGAACAGTGAGTTGTTTGATATGCAGTATATTGCAAACAGACTACCTCGTGTAACTAACATCGAGGCTCGTGAGCTTTCACCCTTCAAGATGTTTGATTGGCAGAAGCGGTTCATTGCTGGTAAAGAAGTAAACTTCCCATACTTCTTTGGTATTAGCTGTCTGGACTATCTCGAGTTGTTCCGTAAGTTTGGTTATGCATATGGCTCACAAGAATCCTATCGATTGGATCATATCGCACACGTAGTGCTTGGCGAGCGTAAGTTGGACTATAGTGAATACGGTGACTTGAACTCACTGTACAAGTTTGACTACCAAAAGTTTATTGACTACAACATTAAAGATACTCAGCTTGTTGACCGTATGGAAGACAAGTTAGGTCTAATCACTCTTGCTTGTACGATTGCGTATAAAGGTAAGGTTAACTACAAAGACGCCTTTGGTACTGTGGGTGTGTGGGATGCTATCCTGCACAATTATATGATGGACCAACGCATCGTTGTTAACCCTACTGGCAAGGGTGATAAGGAAGGTAAGATTGAAGGAGCTCACGTTAAGGATCCGCATACAGGTATGCACGATTGGGTTGTGTCCTTTGACTTGAACTCTCTGTATCCTCATATTATGATGCAGTATAACATGAGTCCTGAAACACTTGTTCCTGTCACTGTTCCTAATGTCTCAGTAGATAAGTTGTTGAAGCAAGAACGGTTTGACTTCGATAGACAGTATTGTATGACTGCCCGCGGTAACCTGTTCCGTAAAGATAAGAAGGGTATGATTCCTACTCTTGTTGAGGGTCTGTACTCGGAACGTAAGGACTACAAAAAGGAAATGCTTGGTGCACAACAAGAACTCATCGACGCAGATAAGTCTGATAAACATGCTGTGTATCAATTAGAGAAGAAGATTGCAACATTAGATAACAAGCAGCAGGCGATTAAGATTCTTATGAACTCCTTGTATGGTGCTACCTCTAATGAGCACTTCAGATACTTTGACGTTCGCATTGCTGAGTCGATTACATTGTCAGGTCAGCTAACGATCCGATGGGCAGAGAATCGCATTAACGAGTATCTCAATGAGGTACTAAAGACTAATGAAGACTACGTGATTGCGATTGATACAGACTCTTTGTATGTAAACATGGGTCCTCTTGTTGAGAAAGTTAAACCTAAAGACCCTGTAGTATTCTTGGATAAAGTTTCTAAGGAGAAGATCCAACCCTTATTCGAAACTGCATATGACAAACTAAAGGAATACATGAATGCTCCTGAGCAGAAGATGGTTATGGAGCGTGAGGTGATTGCTGAACGAGGTGTGTGGACAGGTAAGAAACACTATGCATTGAATGTATGGAATAGTGAGGGTGTGCAGTATCCTGAACCTAAACTCAAGGTTCAAGGTATCGAAGTTGTTCGCTCATCAACACCACAAGTCTGTCGAGACCTGCTAAAGAGTACGATTAATGAGATTCTAACTACAGATGAAAGTACGGTTCAAGCTACCATTGCACGTGTGAGAGAAGAGTTTAACCAGCTTCCTGCAGAAGATATCGCTTTCCCAAGAACAGCCAATAATATTGATAAATATAGTGAAGGTAATGTAATCTATAAGAAGGGTACGCCAATTCATATTCGCGGATCGTTGTTACATAACTACCATCTGGAACGTCTGAATCTTACAAAGAAGTATGAACCCGTATATCCTGGTGAGAAGATTAAGTTTGTTTATGTTAGACAGCCTAACCCTCTTGCCGAGAACGTAATCGCTTTCAAAGGTATACTGCCTGATGAGTTTAACGTAAGACAATATATTGATTATGACTTACAGTTTAGTAAGGCGTTTGTAGAACCTATCAAGAACATTCTTGATTCGGTAGGATGGAAACCTGAGAAGATAGCAACATTGGAGGACTTCTGGTCATGAGAGAGATACCTGAAGAATATATGAATTTTGATTTTGGTTTTACTGGTGTAAGTGAAGCTGAATACAAAGGACAGATCGAGAACGTAGAGCAGAAGGCAAAGACAGAAGCCGCTTTATCAGTTCAACAAATTGAAGCTCAGAAAGATCAGATTGAATCTGAGCTTAAAGAAAAGGTCGATGACCTTGAGAAGATTGTTATGCCACTACTAGTTAACTTGCTGAAGACTTCAGACAAGGAATACATTTACTGGCCTGACCGGAAAGAAATGGTCCAAAGCCAGATCGATAAAGTTCTAGCTATCACGAGGGGCTAATGGGATTTGCAGTTTTAACCCTATTCGTTGCACTGGCTATCTCTGCAGTTGCAGCATGGTATAGTATTGTTGGTTTAATGGCAATCTTTGCTGCAGCAGCTATTCCTATTGCAATCATGGGAAGTGTTCTAGAAGTAGGTAAACTACTGACAGCTAGTTGGTTGTATCAAAACTGGACTAAGATACCATTCCTACTAAAATCTTATCTGACTACAGCTGTGGTGGTACTAATGTTTATCACGTCGATGGGTATCTTCGGATTCTTATCAAAAGCACACTTAGACCAAACATTAATGACGGAGGGTTCTAATGACTTACTTATTCAAAACTTGGAAAGACAAATATCTCAACAACGAAGAATTATCACCGATGGAGAAACACTTCTCGGACAGTTGGATAAGACGGTCGAAGTTCTCATCGAGTACGATAGAATCAGAGGACCTGAAGGTGCTCTTGCAGTCAGAAAAGGACAAGCAGAGCAAAGAGACGAACTCAATTCATCGATACAGTCCTCGGTTGGCGTCATTAATGAACTCAACGAAAAACTACTCCCGTTACAGAAAGAGCGTGTGGCGCTCGAGGCGGAAGTTGGCCCACTAAAGTATATTGCGGAGCTAATTTATGGTAATGAAGCAGAAAATATGTTGGACGAAGCTGTTCGACTTGTCATTCTATTACTTATCTTTGTCTTTGATCCGCTAGCAGTTTTGCTAGTGATTGCAGGCAATATGAGTTTGAGAGAAGCAATGGGAAAGCCACGTAAGATGGTTGAAGTATATAATTGGAAAACAGATCAAAATGTTGAAACGGAGATAAATGATGACGACGATACTACACATTCCGGACTTCCTGAGACGGATCCCGAAGGAGGAGAAGAAGAGTTCAAAAAAACCTTCGGCAAAAACTCGTCCTACGAAAAAAACAAAGTCTTCCACGGAATAAAAAAAAAGACTTGATTTATAAACAGATACAGGATATTATGAGAAACAATGATGACAAGTGAGGTAAATGATGTCAGACTTTTTTAAGAATATGGTCAAGGACCTAAATGATGAAAATACTAATATGGCTGTTGATGGCAGCAACAGTAGCCAGTTTTCCGGGTGCGTCGATACCGGATCTTATATTCTCAATGCTGCTCTTTCAGGTAGCCTTTACGGTGGTGTTCCAAATAACAAGATTACAGCCTTTGCAGGGGAGTCTGCCACAGGCAAAACTTTCTTTGTTCTTTCTGTCGTTAAGCGTTTCTTGGACGATAACCCTACTGGTGCTGTCTTCTATTTTGACACAGAGGCTGCAGTAACTAAGGAGATGATGTCGTCACGTGGTATTGACGTTGACCGTATCATTATCTCAGAACCAGAATCCATTCAGAAGTTCCGTCATACATCTCTACAGATTCTAGACAACTACACAAAGACGCCTGAGAAGAGTCGTCCGCCTATGATGTTTGTATTGGACTCATTAGGTCAGATGTCGACAACAAAAGAGTTGGAAGATACGGCTGAGGGTAAAGAAACTCGTGACATGACGAAAGCTCAAATCCTTAAAGCTACCTTCCGTGTATTGAGTCTGAAACTAGCTAAGGTCAACGTTCCTTTGATTGTAACCAATCACGTTTACGAAGTCGTCGGATCATACATTCCTACTAAGGAAATGGCTGGTGGTTCTGGTCTGAAGTATGCAGCATCTACCATCTGCTTCCTATCTAAGAAGAAGGAGAAAGATGGCACTGAGGTAGTTGGTAATCAGATTAAGATTAAGATGACCAAGTCAAGGTTCACTAAAGAGAACAAGCAGATCTCTGTCCTGCTTACATACGATAAAGGTTTGGATCGTTACTATGGTCTTACAGACCTGGCAGAGAAGTATGGTATATTCAAGAAAGTAAGTACACGACTTGAACTACCTGATGGCCGCAAAGTATTTGGCAAGGCTATCAATCAGAACCCTGAGGAGTACTTCACCCCTGAGATTATGGAACAACTAGAAGAATGTGCGAATGAGGAATTCCTTTATGGCGACTATCAAAGAGCAGTACGAGATTCTGGAGACGAACTCGTTAGCGAACACAGCAGTCTTGAGACTGAAGAATAACCAATTTGAAGGCGTAGAGTATTTTTACTCATACGTTCTACCCGGTGATCCCGATGAGGAAACTGGGGAGATGCCAGTCTCGTTTGTATACGAGATTGTAAATGATAATGGTAAGGACGCCGAACACAATGTACAGTTCGAAGATATCCTTGCCGAAGTTTTATATGATGTAGTGGTAGATAATGCTGGAAGAAACGATACTGAATCACCTGATGAGTAATGAGCAGTATGCTCGCAAAGTTGCTCCTTACGTAGAACCTGATTACTTCGAAGATCGAAACAACCGTGAGTTGTTTGTTAAGATTGCAACATATCTTGACAAGTATAATGTTGTGCCTACTAAGGAAGCAATGGTTATCGAACTTGGTAACGACACAACACTCACTGACGATGCATACCAACAGACTGTCGCATCTATCGACAGGTTCAAGGCGGATGAGAATACATCCGTAGAATGGTTACAGGAGAAGACAGAGGAGTGGTGTCAAGAGCGGGCTGTACATAATGCTATTATGGAAGGTATCAATATCATTGATGGTAAGGACCAAACACGAGATAAGGGTTCGTTACCTGATATCTTGTCTAAAGCTCTTGCTGTCAGCTTCGACCAACACATCGGCCATGACTTCTTAGAAGACACCGATGCTCGTCATGAATTCTATACGAGAGAAGAGGAGAAGATTCCTTTTGATCTGGACTATATGAACCAGATTACTAAAGGTGGTCTCCCAGACAAAACACTTAACATTTGTCTTGCTGGTACTGGTGTAGGTAAGTCTTTGTTTATGTGCCACATGGCTGCAAACAATCTTACAGACGGCAAGAATGTATT